TTGCCAACGACTACGCCAAAAGCATTGTCACAATTGCAATTAGCGATGAAAGACCCAGCAAGACAGGCTATGGTGCAAAGATCGTTACAATCTTTAAAAACATTACAACAAAGTTATTTGAATAGTTTAAAAAGAGGTGGACTGTTAGGCAAACAAGCTGATCTTAATAAATTATTAGGGGATACTATAAATGCGATTCAATCTGTGATTCCAAAGGTTCAAAAAGCAAACGAATCTTATAATTACGAAAAATCATTCAATAAAAGATTGTTCAAAGAATCATACGGATCAAACACCACACATAAACCTAAGATTGTAAATAAAAATAATCCCATTGACGGTAAATTGTTAGATGAATGGAAAAAAACCGAAAGACTTTTAAGGTCTAATGATATTAATGTTAAAACATTTTTGAAAAATGTAAAAAATGTTGGCGACCTAGACGAAGCGTTTGGGGCAACTTTAGATGCTCTTGGTAGTGGTGCAGCGGGGGCTATCGGAGGCTTGTTCTCTGGTGGCTTCAAAGGCATGGTTAAAGGTGCTAAAGCTGGCTATAATTCTAGCCTCGATCAAGGTGAGAGAAACTCGATTGAAGATGCTGTTGAGAATTTAAAAGTTCTTATAAATGCAATGCCAGACAAAAACGCAGATTTGGTGCAACGACTACAAAAATTAAATAAAACTATTTCACCACTTATTTCTGGCGATCAAATGGCACAGGCCGAAGAACCAAAAGCAGGAGGCGAACAACAAGTAGCATCAGGAAAAGTAGAAAAAATTTATAATGAATTGCTTAAAGCCTTTGAAGCTATCAAAGTCGATCCTAAAAAAGACCTAATAATTCCTAGCATCAAAGATAACGCTATGAAAGATGAAATTGTAAAAATGCTTAAGTTCTCTGTTCCGTTAAAAGATGGGTCTAATGTAGAAGACGGAAAATATATTTTCAAAAATAACAAGTGGTATACGCAACCGCCAAAACCTTCGTCGCCAGATGAAACAAAGCCAGATCCAGATTACACAGCCCCAGATAAATTTTCCGACCACTACGAACCATCACACAACAAAAGATTGTTGAAAGAAATGGATTCACCGGGAGATACTTCAAAATCAGAACTACAAGAAGTAGATCCTAAAATTCAAGCAGAATTAAATGTTAAATTCCCACCAGCTGGAAGGCCTAATGTTTTATTGGATGAACTTAAAAATTTAGCAAAAGCAGAAAAGGTCGGAAAAATGGCTGACGCTATGCGTAATCTACACAACAGACTACAAAAAGAACCTTTAATTTCTGGAAAATTAAGAAATTACTTAATAAATCTTTTACAAGGCAAAAACGAATCTGTTTATTATACGATGGATTATTCGGAGTTTGTTTCTGATTTGACAAATAGATAATCGCAAGATAAAAAGTGAAAATCACCCCCTTAAAAGAAAATATATCTTGCGATTATCAGATCCATCCAATCTTGATGGCTGCTTTAATTTCATCAATAGTAATTTTTCTATTTAAAAAATCTGAAACAGAATCTATAAAATGTTTTTCTATATCTTGTTGAGCAGCATGCTTGTATTCCGTTCCCATCTTCTTGCATTCTAAATAAGAACTGATATCAATTGTCCAATCAAGCATTTGATTGTCAATAAATATAGCTTTTTCAATCATGCCACTATGTAAACGCATTTTCACTTCGAATTTTTTCCTCTTTTGAGGATCAAAGTCATTATGAGTTTTTGATATAATTTGAACCATAAAACCTCTAAACTTAACAAAATAAATTAGTAAACCAATAAATAAATTATGAGTACAAATTTTAATTTTAACGAGACAACATTTCTGAAGCTCTACAAAAGCACATTAAGTGCTTTTCCAAACACTAGTTTTAGACAACATGTAGTTGATGTTATAGAAGTAAGAGATTTAAAATTTATACCATATATTGGATTGAATACCCTATTTATCAAATCAATTACCGAAAATACAGAAAAACATACAAAATACAAAACTTTAGCTTTGATAAAAGATATAAATTATAAAGATTTTAAAAAATCAACGAAGATATTTGACGAATATGGAAAACAACATAATTTCGAAAAACCAAAAATAAAAGTTAACGATGTCCTAATTCGTTGCTCTTGTGATGACTTTATGTGGAGATTCCATCAATACAACTCTAAAGACAAGTCTCTTTATGGAAGAAAAAAAGAAAACTATAAATCTAAAGGTTTATTCGAAGCGAATCCAAGCAAGTTACCGGGAATGTGCAAGCATCTTATGAAATTGTTCGAAAATCTTATAAAGAAAAAAATAATCGAGGCAACATGATAGAGAAATTTGTCAAATTAATTAATTATTTAAAATCAGTTCCGGGAGTTTCAGATGTTGATTTTTCAATAAAAGATCCAATGACAATTGAATTCAAACACACAAGCCAAGAATTCATAAATAACTTTTGTTGCTTATTTGATGATAGAGATATATTCAACGAAGGCGATATAAGCTATACCAAAAACGAAAATCATATATTCGTCAAATTCAATAAACACAAATCTTTGCTGGTAGATAAAATAGATGCTTGTTTGTATGTCGCTATAGCTCAAAGTTTCCCAAAACATGATAAGTCATTGGAGTATGGTGTTAGCGATTTGTCTCTAACAACAATAAATCAGATGATAAGCGAACTTAAAAAAAGAGAGAATCTTTTGTTTGCTTTGATTTGGATCGAAAACAACGAAACAGATAATATTTCTATAGAAGGTAATGGAACTATAACTAATTTAAGTGGATTGATTACAAGAGGATTGCATTTGTTGATTAATTATGGTGATAAGTAGATCTGCATCTTGGCAAAAACCAAGATGCAGATTGAATTGAACTTAGGAAACTGCTGCACTGAAAGGAGTCGCTCCAGTACCGCTATTTGTAAGGAATGCTTTTACGCAGAATTGACCTTCAGCGATATCTACTATCTCAAGACTATCGCCTTTGATGCCACCCTGAGTAGATTCATCCATTGTAATAGTATCAGTAGTTGAACTGGTTGGCCAACCATTTGTTGGCTCGCCATCTCCATCGTCAGCAAGAGCTAAACCAGAAATAATATCGGTTGCATTAGCCACTTGAATTTTGTAACTATTGCTAGTTACAGAGGTGTTAACATAAAAATTATAAACATTACCAGTTCCAGTAGCTGCTGGAAGGGTAACGACAACGCCTGCTGCTCTAGTAAAAACTAAAGGAATTCCAGCATCGTCAGAATCAAGAGTTATTGTTGCTGCACTAAGCACTAATGGTGCTTTATACAATTTTGCTGCGGTTACAGCATTTAACTCGATATTTACAGTCTTAACAGAACCATTGATTATCAATGGTTTCATATTTGAAGCAGAACCGTTTCCTACGCCTGTTACACTTGTAGCTCCCATAATAATCTCCTTTTTATATAGAAAAACTAATCACAATAAACTTAGCTTAACATAAAGACTAAGTTATCTTGCGTATTCAGAAACCTTCAACACCACAGATCAAAAGTGATAAATTATCATAAGTATTTACTATGCAATAAAATAAATAACATATTAATCATATATAATTAGGTTAAATTTTTGCGAAAAAATACACATGACATATTCATCAAATCCACATTTTAGCAGCAAACAATTACAAATAGTATATGGAACTATTTTAGGTGGTTCTTCGATAGTAAAACCTAAAAATGGTATCAATTGTTATTTGGCTATGAGAAATAAAAATAAATTTTATTTGGCCTATAAAGTATCTGAACTAGAGTGTTTATTTAAAGCAGAAGACAGTGTTGTAAAAAAAGATAAAAACACATTCAGATGCTTCTCTGTTTCTTACCCTATATTCAATGAATTGTACGATCAATTTTACAAAGACAATCAAAGGATTATAAAAGATGAAATCCTAGAAAGTTTGACCAATTATTCGTGGATGATTTGGTTTCTAGATTGTGGCGTAAAACATATTAGAAATGCAAAATTGAGAACCACCCACTTGGGGTTGAAAAATACAGATAAAATAAGCGAGTACTTTAAATCACTTGATTTTCCATGTGAAATTGTAAAAACAAAAAATCAAATAGCATTACAGTTTAAAAAAGATGTTTTTGAAAATTATATTGGCACTTTTTTTAGTTGTGTGCCTAACTTCATGATATCTAAAGTGGTTTAGTCTCTTTGTTGTTTTTTTTTACCATTATTCTATAGACAACAAATAAAACCAACGAAGTTATACTGAATTCTATAAGGGATGCCAAAAACTTACCGATTTCAATCTCTAATCCCTTTGTAGGATTAAATATTAATTTACGCCAATCACCTTCTGTTTCTTGAATTAAGAAATTTATAAAAGGCATAATTATTGTTTCAGATATGCTATTTGTAAACTTTTGCGTAGTCGTTGTAAAGATAATAGCTAAGGCAATTTCAAAAAAGTTTTTATTAAATGCGAAGTTTTTATATCCTTCTATTTCTTTTTTTAAGTCTATAAATTTTTTTTCATCCATAAATACCTCATGCGAAAAAAGAGTTTCTTTGATTCTGCGACATTAACATCTTTATTTCTTATAGAGATAATTAAATTTATTTTTAGTTTGTCAATTGGAGTTTTTTTTAAAAAAACTTATAATTCAATTGTATCTTGGTGGAATTCCAATCCTTCAAAGTGAATATATTAAAATTTAAATTAACTTTAATATATAATGGTAAAATGTATTCCAATTATGGAGAAAAAATGAAACATTTATTTTTAACCTCGGTAATAGTCTCTCTGTTTATATTCGGATGTTCCCAAAAAAAAGAAACAGCAGAAACCAACGCATGGGAAAAATTCAACACAATTCCAACCTACAATAGTACCGCAAAAAACAAAATACCCATTCAAGAAAGTGAAGTCATTGAACCACCAGCAGAAATGCCCTTGGTCGTTTCAGTCACATTCAATGATGGGTATAACGATGCTATGAATAATTCAAAAGTAAATGTAAGGCTCAATAATCAAAGAGAATACTCAGAAGGGTTCAAAGAAGGGTCTAAAGATAGAAAAGAAGGAACTAAAAAAAGACTTATTGTCAAATAAATGGTTTTCATTTGAATAAGCCACTTTAAACGATATATCTGCTTATTTTGAGTAACGAACCATATATTTTGTTGTTTCTTGTTTTAGGCTATGTATTGGCGTTCTAATGTGCCTTTAAACCATGACTTTCTTAACGAACCAAGCATATGGCGATATTCCGCATAATTTAGAAGTTCCACATGCCTCACAGTATCCTTTATGATATTGCAAATAATACTGTGCAAATACCTCTTTGTCGTACCATGTGTGTTGCCCATAAATGTCATTTATACAAAATAAACTTGTTTCAGTCATTTCGCTTATTATAAAAAAATGACCTTCTATCTTCTTGGAATCAAACATAAATGTTGATTTCATTATTATTATATGATTTGAATTTAAAGCATCTTCTATTTCTTTTATAGTTGGTAAATTCTTGCATTTAACATCAATACCACTAATGCTATTTAGGCTTTTTTCAAAATATGGTTGATGCGTTCCGTCTTTTGTACATTTACATTTTCTTTTATATTTACAATAATCTTTATTGTAATTAATCTCTATTTCTAGCCACTTCAACACATTCAATACAGCAACTGGACCACAAGAGAATTTGTTTTTCTGTGCAATCCATCTCGTTGTTGCCATATTACACCTCGTATGAAGAATTGTACTTTGTTTATTCGTCATGAACAAACAAATTTATGTGCTTACAGTATGTAAACACTACTAGTGTCTAAATTTATTGTTTTTTTTAAGTAATTACTACGATTGGAGTTATGTAAATCAATTCGATTTTTGTATTTTCTAATTCTTGTAAAACTTTATAGCAGTCATCGTAATGCTTTGATGCGTTTACACTTGTGATGTAAGGAAGTTTTGATGTGTGGTTGGTAAATAAAATTCCATCAACAGATAATCCATGTTCGTCTAGGAATTCTTGTATTAAAATTCTGCTTGGATTTTTAGACTTATATTCGACAGTTTCGTTTTCTGGATTTCTATATGTTATTATGTAAATTTTATCTTGTTTGTTTTTGTGTTTATTAAATAATGTAAGAGATCTAGGATTAGCTCTCAATAAGCTATTACCATCCTGATCAATGCAACATAATGTTCCATCAAAATCAAACGATACAATTTCCATATTGTTATTTATCAGTTAATAAACTTACTTTGTTTTGTTTTTGTATTTTTCTTTTGCTTTTGTAGATCTGCAAGTCTTACATGATCTGCAAAATCCATCTGATTTTGTATTGTCTGGAGAAAAAAGTTTAAATTCTAATATTTGCAAACAGCTAATGCATTCCTTCTTTCCGTCAGCTGCATGTGGATTGTCTTTTCTTAAGTGTGGCTTAGGTCTACTTCCTGCGATTTGGCCTCCCTCTCGCTCACATATGTAACGACCATTTCTAGCTATGTTCTTGTCGTGCGTAAGTCGTAGTGGAGTGTGTTCCTTGTTACAGAAGGAACAGAATAGAGTCACCTTGTCGTTGGCGATATGAGTTTGATAGTGTCTTTTCACTTTCATGCAAGATTTCTTTTTTCGAACTACACTGTAATCAATCCCAGTACGTTCCTTGATATGGTCGTCAGCCCACTTTGTAATTTGTTTAGAATCTTCAAACCCAAGTTCTTGCTCTGTCCATATTTCAAAAAGCCAACCATTTTTTTCTGCGTGAATTCTATTGTCTTTAATCTGCTTTTCGAATTCTTTAATGCGAGTTTTTGGTTTGATTTCAATAAGTTTTCTATCACCATTTTTATAGGTTACTAAATAATCGTAAATTCTTGTTTGTCCTTCGTCTGATATAAAATATTGGTGATCCTGATAGACCAGAACTTCTGGGTCTTGATCCAAAAGTATTGCTGCTCTTAGTTCATAGGATGAATCGGCAAAAACTGGGCCAGCAGCTTTAGTAGAAATGTGATAATGTTTTCTTGTGTATTTGTTCGTAGACATAAGACCTCTGTTAAAATTAAAGATTCTGTAGTTATTGTATCACACTTGTGGTTAAAATGACATTACTTTGACAGAAAAATATTTAAAAAAAAGTCCTCGATTTGCATCGAGGACTTTTTTGTTTTCACCTTGTTTTAAAGGTTATAATTATACAACGAAATTAGCGATACTCAAGCGAGCATAGAATTTCGCACCTTCACGGAGAAGTTTCTTACCATACCTTGTTAAAATTCCTTTTCTCGGACAAAAGCTCTCTGGATCGAGAACAACAGGGGTTTGAGTAAGTGGAACATAAGGACAATAGAAATATCCTGAGTCCATATAAGAATCGCCCTTGTAACCCATCAACAATTGACTGGTTGGGAACAAAGGATCTTTGTAGATACGGTAACGATTATTTACAGTACCAACATACTGGATGCCCAAGGAGCTAGTGAAGGTTTCACTAGGAGCAGGAGCGAAGCCAGCGGTTGCGGTTTCGAAGATCGAAGCAACTTCAGGAGATGTAACGATAAAGTTAGCACCACCACGAAGGGTCTTACGATGAATAACATTAGAAACTTCTACGATCTTGACATAAAGGGATTCATACTTTTCCTTGATGGTTTCACCAAGTGCAGTATTATAATCCCAAGCGCTTACAGTACCTGCGTTGTTACGAAGGTCGGTAATAACTTCACGGTCAATTTCAAGATTAATTTCTTGAGCCAAAACAGCGGTCAATTCAGCTTCAGCATCAAGATTGTGCTGGGATCGTAGATCCTGTTGAGCTTCATAAGACCATACTGCTTTAAGTTTACGGGTCTTAGCAGCGATTTCTTCTGATTCGATTACCAAGTTAACTTCAGGAAGGTCCTGATTACATTCCATATTGTATTCGTAAGAAAGAACGATATGGTTTTCACCGGGATTGCCACCAGTCCAAGTCATGGTGATTTCACCAGTGGTGGTAACTACAGAAGCTGCATTTACTTTTGGGCTTGGGCTACCGATATCAGAGAACACAAAAGTTCCAGAGCTATTTACGCTGAAAGTTTGGATAGCTACTGCACCATCATAGATAGTACCAGTAATGGTTCCAGCCAATACAGGCGTGTGTTCCAAAGGATTGAAGGTAGAAGTAGCGTCTGCACCGTCATCGGTGGAGCTTACTTCGTTTTGAACAAATTGGCTGCTATAGAAAATATCCAAATTAGCAGTACCGTCAGCCAACTGTTGCAATGAATTTGCGTCATCGGATGGGAAACCTGCGTTATTTGCACCACGAATAGCACCCTTGTTAGAAGAGTATCTAAAGCGGAGATAGTAGACCAAACCAGTAGGTCCAAGCAATGGCTGAACAGATACGATCTTGTTAGCGATCAATTGGGGATAAATACGACGAACCAACGGAATCGAAATTCGTTTGAACTGAGCGATGTCAGCGGTGTCGGTAGATGTTTCATTAATGAGTCGTTGATTTTCGAGAAGCACAGCAGTAGCGGAGCGAACATAGCGATCTTCTATACCACCTAAAAGACCAGTCTTTGACCAGCGTCCTTCTAACTCCTTAGCTTCGTTTAAAAACTTTGCGTTAGCGTTCATGTTAAAAATTCCTCTCTTATAGAGCTATAGTTAGTTATCGGGCCTTTTTTACACCAGATAGGATCAACAATTGTTCCATATCATGACTAGGTGTATGGGCGTTTTCTGTTACAATTTCTTCCGTAGAAGTTTGTCCTCTCCCCGTTACATTCTTTGCTTTCTGTGTTCTTTCTTTCTGTTCAGAAATCATATTTTCTTTTCTGGAGTTAACAGCGAACTTTTTTTGTTCATTGATAACATCTTGTGCGTACCTTACAGATTCGTTCAACTTAGTATTTTCGGTTGAAAGGCGAATGCTGCGAGCTTCGAGAATTTTGATCTGACCTTTTTGTTCATCGAGTGTTTTTTGGGCTTCTTCTAGTTTCTTACCACTTATTGCGTTCATATTGTCATCGGAAATATAATCAGATGTGATATTGATAATTTTGTCCAAGGTGACTTTATGTTCTGCAAGTCTGGGGTCTGAAAGAACATCACGACGAGCTTGTTCGTAAATCTCAGAACCTTTGAGTTGTAGAAATTCATCTACTTTGTCAACGATATAAGATTTCATTTGATTGAGTTTGTTATCGTATTCTTCATACATATCAACTTCAATTTTCCCGCCCTTTTCTCTTTCTGACTTAAGCATTTGATATGCTTCTTCGTATCCTTCTTCGAGTGCGCTCTGGTATTCTTGACCTTGTATGTCAAGACGACCACGGAGATCACCGATGATTCTGTATGCTTCTTCGTACCCATTTTCAGCAGTTTTTTCTGCTTCGGTGAGTTCTTTAGCAAGTTCAGAATATGCTTCCTCTAAACGAGAATTGTATTCTTTTTCAACATCAACCTTGGCTTGCTTGAGCATACCTTTGATAGCGTCTGCTACTTCGTTGATTTGATTTTCTGGCAACATCTTTTTGAGTGCTTCTAAAATTTTATCCATTATCATAACCTCTCTTCTTTGAGTTTGTTATTGTTCTTAATTTTTCCATATCTTAAACCAATTTAGATATTTAAAATTTTTATTCTAAATTTTGCTTTTCATACAGTTTGTTTCCTGTTGAATAAGACCACCCAAGCAAGCTATTAATGCTTCTTTGTTAACACTATGTATGCTTGAAGATTGGCTTTTTGTAGAATTATTTTCAATTTCTTCTACACATTCATAATTTTCTTTCTTGGAAGCGATTTTTTGTTGAAATGCAGAGTGAGTGCTTGGGTCTGCGACTGCGTCGAAAGTAATTAATTTATAACTTTCACCAATCACTAGAATACCATTTTCATTCACTTTGCCGTTTCCAACTCCTCGGCTGCTTATACCTACACGAACACCGTCATTAATCAGGCTTTTTAGCAACTTACCACATGGAGTGTTAAGGATTTCGCCTTGACCCATCAACACATTACCTTCCCACCATAATTTTGTAATTATGTGTGAGGAGTTTTCAAAATGAATAATAGAGTCAGTTGGGTGGTCTAATTCTCCGACCAGTCCTCTTGATTCTATAACACTTTTGAGGCTTTTGATATTTTCAGATAATACTGAAAATGGATACAATCTTTTGTTTTTATTAATTGCTTCGGCTTCTTGGAATTTTCCTTCAAACTTAGTTAATCCTCTTGTAGTAGTAGATTCATTAAGGTTTAAAAATATCCCACCGTTGGTGCAGCAATCGACTAATAATCTATCGTTCATTTGTCTCCTTTTAAATTAGAGATGAGTCGTAGTTACCCACGACTCATCGAATTGCTATTTAGTCCATTTTTTTCCCACCAAGGGAGTAGGGGTTCTTTAGGCTTGGATATGTGTCGTTATTTTCTATTTCACCAAATCCGCCATTATCTACATCTACGCCTTTTTCGCCTTTCATAGTGGCCTTATCGGTCTTTAGAAGGTATGGATTGGTAACATTTGGATATGTATCGCTATCGGTATGGCTTCCGAATCCTTTAGATGCGATTTCGTCAGCAAGTTCTTTACTTACTGATTTGCCATCGCTTCCTCTAGTGCCATTATGTGGGCCATTCATTTCTGCTGCTGTATTGCTTTGTTTTGCGTTCCATTTGAGGAAAGGATGTTGTCCCAACATGTCTTCATGTGCGTCTTTGCCGTACATGCCCATGTGGTCTCCACCTTCTTCTTCGGAGCCTTCTTCTACCACATCAGATATATAGGTAGCAATTTCTTCAGCTACTTCCAACGAAGGTCTTTCTTCGTTGTTTAAGATTGCTCCGCACTTGTTTAAAAGTTCGGTAGTTTCAATTTTGGTAGCTTCGTCATTAGCAGATGCTGCTGCCATGTTGAGTTCATGAAGTGCTTTGTAAAGGTCTGCAAAAACTTTATATTCTACTTCTTCGTGTTGATTGAGTGATTCGAAGAGTTTTTCTGCACAAGCCTTAAATTCAATATAAGGATCATTCATTCTTGAATTTTCAACAGTTAGATCCCTTGATTCGCCAGCAAGTTTGGTGATTTTGTTTACTCGTTCTGAGTAGGAGGAATGTGCTGTACGCAAAATTGCTTCTGCCATAAAGTTACATGTATCATCATCAAAATTGTTGCTGTTCGCCAATTCTAAAGTTTCTTTGATTTTCCCAATAAGTTCTTGTTCGGACAAGAAAATAAGATTTGGGAAAGCACCTGTAATATTTTCAAGACAAGTTTCAAGACTGTTATTGTCAGAAACATTGTTGAATCGTTTCAAATCCAACATTGCTTTGACGAAGCCTTGATGTTCGTGAATGAAATTAAGTTCTTGTCTAATTTGCAAAAGTTTTTCATTTGATTCTTTAAAGGTAGAGAACAAATTTTTGTTATTATTTTGTTTTGCAAGAGTTGGAACAACTAGTTTTACGATGTTTCCTTGACTATCGGAAACTGCTTCGTTGATAGAAATTCCATAGTCGTTGAAGTTAAGGAATTCAAAAACATTACCGCAAAGATTCGACCATTCTTTCATGTTCTTTTTGGTTATACGACCATAAACTCTGGCACGAGAGTTTTTAGTTCCTGCGAGTTTTCTTCTTGCGATTTTTCGTTTTCTCGCCAATTGAATTTTTTGAGAAGGCGATGTTTTACGAAGTGTTTTCATTCTGGATCGAATTCTCTTGGCTACATCACTACGATTTTGGCGTTTGTGGTATAGTTTTGAACGCTGTCCGGTAGGTTTGCTTGCAAAAGCTCTGTAATTAGAAGTGTTTATTTCTCCTAACAACATTTCTCTGCGAATACTAGGCATAGACATGTATTCATTGAACAAATCAGTAGCTTCTACTTCTTTGTTTTCTAAAATAGAATCTATCATTTTGCTTATTTTAGATTTTGATTCTATTCTTTCAGATTCTGTTTCGATTATAAGTTCTTGTACATTATCGAAAGTTACATCATTGTCTCTTACGGTGTAGGTTGCGTGAACATACGAACCATCTGGTGTTTCGTAAGTCACATCGGATTCTCCGAAAGACAATAGTTTCACATTGTCATAGTCCAAATTTTGAGCTATGAAATCTTCGCATGCAATTAATTCTGCTTGGGTATTGGTGATTGATGTTTCTTGGATTTTTTTGAAAGCATCAAAGCTGATAAGTTTTCTTTTCATGACTAATAAACTCCTAGTTTTATTTTTAAACAACAGGCATATTTTTACCATCAGATATATTACATAATCAGATGTATGTTTATGCCTTATATATCGCCTACACAATCAATATTTACAAAAACTATAAAAATTTATTGTTTTAGTTGTATATATTTCAACACTAACTTGACACTAAACAGGAGTAATCATGAAGTCATTTTTTCAATATTGTGATGTTAAAGATAAAAAAGTCAACGAAGGAAGTGGTATGAATGTTGGCCGAGGCGTGTTTGGATCTATGAATTTAGGTGGCAGACCAGACAAGGCTTTTTCAGATATTATGCAATATATGATTGCTTGTATTTCTGCGAATCCAACGATGGCTAAAAACGGTTTAAAAAGAATGGCTGGTTCTGATGAGTCGTTGCAAAATAATTTGGATTCAATTTTGCACGATGATATTAGCATAAACTCTCTTGCTAGACAGGCTGGAAAAGTTGTAGATGCTATGCAACAAGATGATTCTAATTCAGAAGATCCTTCTAGCGAAGAAGATCCTTCTAGCAAAATGGTTTAAAACCAATATTTCTTAGCTGCTTCTAAGAATTCTTTATTCAATTGAAATTCATGTTTATCGCCCAAGACTGCATCGACTTTGCATTTTGGGCATAAACAAGTTTTTCCACCATCAGTAAATTCTACAATATCTTTTGAATCAAACACATCACAACAATGATAGCAACCACATATAGTTGATTGTTTTATCAAGTCAGAATTTTTAAAACTATAATTCGATAGTGTTCTAATGCTCATTATTCCACGCTATAATCTTGGTTTTCGTAATCTTGTTCGTAGCCATAGTTTTTAGGTTGTATTCCTAATCTTTCTATGTCTTCTTTTTCTGGTTCTGGAAGTTCTTCTGGTTCGGATTTTTCTGGTTGGGCTTCTTCACCTTCTGGTGGTGTTGCTGGAGATTCGCCTTCTTCTGGAGGGTTCAATTCCGCATTGGGTCCTTCAGGGGTAGCACCAAGTTCGTTTTCGCTTTTTCCTTCTTCGGTAGGAATGCCAACGCCCAACAATTGTGGATTCTGCGACATAATTTGCAATTTAAGATCTTCGAGTTTCTGGATTTTTATTCTAGCTATCATTTCTTTGGCTTCTTCGTCGTTTATTTTCAAAATCTTAGTAAGAATGTCATAATCCGAATACAGAAGAGATCCTTTTAAAGTTGATGCATTTGAATACCTTGCCGTAACAACTTCTGATCTACTAAGTTCTCTCCAATCCGAAGGAGGAGTCATTTTTATTTTAAGATCGGAATATTCTTCTTCTGGCCATCCTCGAAGCATTAAATGTTTTTCTGCTATTTCTAAAATTCCATCTTCGAAAGACGATTGAAGTCGTTCTATTAGTCTTGCGAATTTTACATCTTGTGCTGAAAGGCTGATTCTCGTTATTGCGACATCTTCTGATGCAAAATAATTTTTAGGGAAATTTAAAGAAACAAATAGTTTGTCACGGAAATACTTGGCATCATCTATTTCTCCAAGATTTTGCGCTCCCGGAAGAGTCTCGATGCGTGAATTGCTATTTGGTCTAGTTGGCATCCATAGATCTTCATCTTGTGCTGGTGGTTGCCATCTTTCTTCTACAGCCGAAGCTCCGCCAGCAGTTTTATTGTTGAATATTTTTCTTTTTCTAAATTGATCTTTTATTCTTTCGACAAACGCTTCTGCTTTAAATGGAGGGAGTTGTCCTACATCTATATAGAACACTCGTCTTTCTGGCGCTCTTGTGAGACGATAGATTACCATTGCATCTTCCATTAATCTCAAGGAATGCGCTGGTCCTCTAGCTGGTTCTATAAGAGATTGTCCGTATGGATAAAATGTTTTTCTATCATCGCCAATTTTAAAATGAACAATTTGATTAGGTGCAAACCTTATAGCGGTTGTTTGTTGTAGATCTTGATCTGTTTGTTGCGATACCGGTCCTTTTATGATTGCTTGATAATCTGGGCCTTCTTTTGATTGTTGATATTCAAGCAATCTTCCTTTTATTGTTTCAATTCTAAACATTGTTTCTGGAGGAAGCGGTACGGTTTTGTATACACCTTCTTTTGGATTATCTGGATTGATGATTAATTCTACAAACCAATCTCCAAATACAACCATGTTTTTAAACCATATCCATGACTTTCTATTTAAATTAAGCATCTGCCTGTGCAGAAGAACGAATTCTACTTCTTTTTTAATTTTTTCGTTACTACAAAAAACTTTAAATGAATTTCCATCATCGTCTTTTTGGCAGTTGTGGAGAATCACAGAATTAGTAGCAAAACATTTATGTTTTTCCACAGAAATATCGTAAACATTTTGTTCATTAGAAGGGAACACGCCAACAACTTTTCTTTTCTTTTTGAATTTATTTAGATAATTTAATTCCTTGTTACTGAATCCTTCCTTCTGAATTGCATCTTCTAGAATTGCCCATGTGCAATTCATCATCTTGCCCATTTGACGAGTTTTCAATCCTTGGGTTATCATTCGGCATATTTTGTTGACTCTGTCGTAGTGATCGGTACTTTCCCCAGTTTTCCAATTTTCAATAAATTGTTTTTCGTGAACCCATCCTTTTTCGTGTGAAAGTATTCTTGGGTATTGGTTGAATTTGTTTTTTGTTACATTTGTATTTGCGTTCACTCTATAAAACGCCATGCACTCATCCCCAAATTTTAGTTCTCCACATGTTGTCCATGTGCCATCATTTTTTAAAATACGATGATCTGGAGTCGCTATAAGATTCGATCCGTTATCGAATACTATTTCTACTGTTTTGTCTTTTTTTACGAGTCTAGGTGAGTAGGCCCATCCTAGAGATATGTCGTTTTTCTGGAAGTCATAGCAATAAACTAAAAATCTTTCATTTTCATGTGTTTTCACCAAAGATTCAATTGTTTTAAATCCAGAAGGAGTTGCTATTAGTGTGCTACCAGCTACACAAGCCTCGTCTGAAAAGACATTCATAGCTCCTTCTATTTCTGGTACATTTCGTAATCTTTCGTATTCTTTGTACCTCATACTCCTGTTTGCAAGAGTAGTGGTATCGATCATGTCGTAAGTCTCTCGGAGATTTACATAATTGCTAGGACCTTGACCGTGAAGAAACTCACTGCCGGGTAGCATTGCGTCTGATTGCGATATACCAGCACCAATGAAATTTTTAGGATCATTTCGCTTGGCTAGTGGGTCTCTTTCGGTTGCGTAGGTAAATAATTTAAAAAAATCTGCCCAAATTGATGCCATGTTATTCCTTTAGGGAGTACCTTAGTTACTTTTAGTTAGAAAGTATTTATATAATTTATTATGAGAAAAACAGTTTTTATTGTTTCGCATCTCGGTTCGGGATACGAAAACTTGCTTTCTTCTTTATTAGAAAATTCTCGAATTATTCTAGTCTCCAATTGTTCATATAACTATTATAGAAATTTACTCGACATAATTAATGTTCCATGTAATTTAAAATATAAAAATAAAGCAACTTACTCATTAGATTGTCTTCTTCACAATCATATGTTTTCTGCTCGTGATTCGTATAAAGATTGTAAATTCATTTATTTAATCGATGAGCCAAAATATGTTTTACCTAAATTATACGAAATTAATCAACATCCAAATATAAACAATATGAAAAGTTATTATTTATATAGACTGCGAAGAATATGCGAAATGGCAAAAAGAACGGAAAACGCAGTGTTTCTTACCAGAAGAGACCTATCTAATCCGATGTCTTATGAAATTATAGAAAATTATTTAAATTTAAAAGAAAAACTTGAAATAGTGCGAAAAAATGACGATTATTTAAATACAGACTCGATACCCCAAAGTGTTTTGGATCAAACCGAAATGGCGTATGAGAAATATCTTTATTATTTAAAATTACAAAAATTAATTTTCGCAAAATGAGGATTGGCATGAATTGGAATTTAATGGACGATGCGGTTACTTTTATTGATCGCCTAAAATTAGCTTTATTTATAATAACATCGAGTAAATTCACAAAAGGCGAGGTTACTTCTGAATTTGAAAAAAGTTGGTCCAATTGGCAGGGGTCATCTTACTCTGTTTTTGTAAATTCTGGATCATCTGCTAATCTTCTTATGGTCGCAGCCATAAAGGAGCTTTATAAACTCAAGGAAGGCGACAAAATAATTGTTCCTATGTGTACTTGGGTTACAAATGTATCTCCTATTATTCAACTTGGATTGCAGCCTATATTTTGTGATATAAATTTAAATGATTTTTCTTTTGATTACGAAGAGCTTAAAAAAATTAAATCTAATCATTCTGATATCAAATGTATCTTTGTAACTCACTTGCTTGGATTTCCAGCAAACATTCCTCTTATTAAAGAAATTTTCCCAGAAGCTATAATTTTAGAAGATTGTTGTGAAAGCCATGGTGCTGTGTTGGATTCTGTTAAAGTTGGGAATCTCGGACTGTGTTCTTCTTTTTCCTTTTATTTTGGTCATCATATGACCACAATCGAAGGTGGTATGGTTTGTACAAACGATCTAGATGTATACAAGATGCTTTTGCTAAAAAGATCTCATGGTTTGGCGAGAGAATTGCCTAAACAATTTTTTGATGAAGAATCTAAAAAGTATCCTGAAATAAATGAAAAATTCTTATTCCTTACCGATGGATACAATTTAAGAAGTACAGAGATAAACGCTTATCTAGGCGTGTTGCAGTTAGGTAGATTAAATAAAACAATAGAAATAAGAAGAGATAATTTTAGTTATTTTATAAATGCTTTTTTAAAATATTATGAAGATTTTTTTTACATACCAAACAAAGATGGCAATAGTTCTTTTTGTCTTCCTTTGATTTTTAAAGATCAAGGCTTGTATTCGAAATTAAAATTAGCACTTGATTGGAATGGTATCGAATATCGTTCTGTTGTTTCTGGAAATTTACTGAAACAGCCTTTCCTTTCAAAGTATAACAATTATACAAATTGCAAAAACGCAAATATCGTCAACGATAATGGAATTTATGTTGGCAACAATCAATTCGTAGAAAGAAAACATATTGATTTTCTTGCTGATATTATGCATTCGTTGGTATGCCAATGA